CCTCCTCTTTAGTAGTATATACATCGCCTCTGTAATCTGTATTCGACTTGAAGAAGTGATTAGATGTGTTGAATGTCTGTCGCACTTCTGTGTCTGTTCTACCTACATACTGCTTATCGTATACAGGTACTACTTGACAGATGAGATGATCAGGTGCCTGAGCGTCGTATGTGATTTCTGTAACTCTGAATGTTCTGTCAGGCAGATCAGTATACTGGCCTGCCATCTTGAATATGCTATCCTTTTGAACATGCGGTAAGTTCCAGCTACAATGAATCAAAAATGGAAGATTTGCATCACCCTCGACTACCCAACCATATCGCTTGAAAGTCTTCACTTTAGGATTACCGTCAAAGAATATATTTGTGGGTAGCTCTTCAGAGTAGCTGTCAATCATCGCTTCGCCTTGAGCGTTACTTGCAGCAAGGTTAGGGAATTGATATGAACAGGGTATGCCTAACATTTGCAGCGCTTCATCATACCTTCTTCTCATTAATAGTATATCGCTTTGAATAAGATGTGCTGACATGCTATCTCCAATCGATTATGCGTTATCTTCGAGTATATCAGGAATGTTAGCTACAAAGTTGAGCCAATCCCAGTTGAACTTTTCTTTCTGAGTCAACGCAGATATGTTAAGTACCTTGCCTTCGTTTATTTTAGATTCGAACGTAGTCTTTGTTGTAGTGCAAGGCCAATCGAGCCATTCAGGTTCGTCTGTACCGTTGAATGCAATAACGTACTTCCTTGTAACTTTAGATGATTTAACTTCTATTGTAGTTATGTGCTGAAAACCTAGATTGTATAGCGTCATCAGGTATGTTAGCTGACTACCGGGAAGATGCTCTTCTTGCTTGTACGTTATATAGAAACCAAACTTCTTGAGCTGTGTTAATATTTCATCTGTAGTCATCCAGGGAATTGGAATATCTGTTTCCTCGTCTACATCAGAAATAAGTTCACCTGAACCGTTAGTCATAGCTGCAAACAGTATACCATATGCAGGATGATTAACTGCAATAAGTTGACCCTCAACAGATTTACCGGTCAGAGACGATACAGTTATGACTAAGTTTCTACTATTATTGGACAAGCATTCTGTAGCCTGCATCCAAGACGATATACTATACCTCAGAAGGTCGCTCATCTTCGTCAAACTCCCCTTTTGATTCTCGAATATAGTTGTTAAGTTCTATCTGAAATGCCACTAAACTGTCTGCAGGAGCATCAGGATACTTAGAGAAATAATAAGCGATAAGATCAAGCTTCAACTTATAATACAGCATGTTGAACTGACCCTCGTTCAACTCAGGATGCTTCTCTCTGAATATGAAGTACCTAGTTATCACTGAACTGAATGCTTTGTGGACTGTAGCATCGTTTACATGTATGTCTGCTTTTGCTAACGTCTTAAAGTTAGACGAGTTATATGTGCGGAGATCCTTAAAGAATAGATTAGCTACCTGATCAGAATTCACCTTCTTCAGCTCCTTCCTTCAAGTTTAAGCTCCAGTTCTTAGCAGCGCCACCAATGCCAGGCAGAGATTCTGTGAGCAATTCTATGATGCCCTCTTTATAGTTATCTGCATTCTCAACACCAAGATTCTTGAGCAGATCTATGTATAGCTGTGCCTGACTAAGAGCAGCATCTCTATGATCAAATGCAACAGAACTCATCTGCGTGATTATGGGATTCATGTGAAGCTCAAAAGTATCGATATATCCCGATAAGTTTCTTGCTGCAAAGTACTTGTTAATAGCCGATCTCCATCCTTCAATGTAAGCCGTTTCGAGTCGTTGAAGGGAGTTAGCATACAATGCAGATCTTTGGGACATTACATTTCCTGCTCCACCTAGACCTTCTGCAGAAGAGAAGTTCATCGCTTCTTTCGGAACACCTAAAACAGACAACTTCTTGTTCTGATAGTAGTCAAGTAGATTGTTATCGGCATCTGTTGCCTGCCCCATATTCAAGTCTGTGATGGCTATAGGATTTGTGCCATTCACCATTGGAACATATATTAAGTTGTTAGGGCTCTGAGGATTGACGAAGCTTTGTGCATCACCTGTAGATGTATTCAATGCAAGCTGCTGTTCTACCATAGACTTCAGCATCTGCAATGTAGCTTGAATTTCTTCGTCATCGCTAGATCCGCACTCAACAGCTATGAACTTGACTGTTCTAATCAAAGATGATAGCAGCAGTGCATCTTCAAGAAGACTTAACGTCTGCGTAGGTTGAACAGCTCCGCCCATGAGAGGTGCACCAAATTCAATATCATATGTATGATCATTTCCGTTGGAGTCTCTACCATCGATAGTATAGTTACCAAGCAGACCACCTAGTGAGAAATGAATGATTGAGTCCTCAGGATAGTTTATTATGTTTGTTGACTTGTCATCCGGCTTATACATGAACCCCTTAGGCTCACCTTGAAACCATATATGAACTAGATTCTCTGGAGGTACTGCATATGATGGAACTACTTCGTAAGCTGGATCAGGAATAGAGTTACCATCTAGTGCAACTTTCTGAGGCTGAGAACCTTCCTCTATTGCAAACATCCTTGTTGTAGGTAGATATAAGTTTCCAATAGTAGCGAGCTCAAGTATATGATCTCTTGCATACTTGTTTACATTCCACTGACGAAACTTAGCATTGATGATATCTGCTACATCCTTGTGTGAGTCGTCGATTGCTGTGGCCCATATAACCTGGTTCATAGTATTGAGTGTAGTAGCATCTGTAGCGTAATATGAAAGGGCTGTGCTTATTTGTGAATCATTAGCAAGTGCCCGCATGGTGTCTATCATTGTTTTGATATCTTGCAAGCTTGTTTGACCTTTAAGGTCTGAAAGCTTGAACAAAGATCCTGCAACAAAAGATCTTATCCAAGACTCTTGAGGTTTACTTCTCTTCGTTAATTTATCTAACCATCTTGCCATTTCGCATTACCTCCAAACCTATAGAAGGTTCGCAGCGGCCAAATCACTGTCGATGTCATACTGTGCAAAGAATTCATCTTCGTCGTACATAGGTATCTGAAGCTTCCTTGCTTTCTGGATCATGCCGCCATCTATATTAGTGTTGAGGCTGCCGATTATAAGAATGTTAGGTCTATCATTCTCTATTGAGGGCACCACCTTAGCAGAGTAACTTTCAAGTATACTTGCGATTGTCTGGTAGTTTCCTCTCTTGAATAAACCAGTAACAGCTATTCTGACGTTTCGGAATATAGGTGCACCATCAAATCGCTTTGACCTAGGTACAATATGAATAGTTGCAAGCATGTTTGATATCCTAAGCGGAATAGATCCAAGTTGCAGCCAGTTAACAAATCTCTGTGCAGGAAGTGAAACGAAGTCGAGGTCTGTTCTTATTCTGATAGGATTGTTGACATAATACATCACAGTTTCGACTGAGTTATTACAAGCGTCTGCAAACTTGACGAAGAATGATTCATCTGAGCATATTTCAATGGGTGTAACCGCTTGGATTGCAGAAGCGATAGTAGCATCTACTTTCAGCTGAGAATATTCATCTAAGAGCAGCACATCTGTAAGATCCAATATCTGATGGTCGGATGAAACTTTCATGAACCTTTGCTCAGACATTTCAGGAAGTTTCAAGACGCTAAGCATGTGCTGTATCGTAGGATACATCCTTGATACACAGTTTATATCATCGCAGCAAACAGGACCAGATTCAGGGACTGAGTAAACTTTCTTACATATCGGACATGCGAGCTCAGAAGATACTGGAGTCCTATATCTATCATCGGTCTTGAATGCATGAAGAATGTCTACAACATCTCTCTGAGAAAATACAAGTTCTGTCTCAGATTGAATGTTCCACTTGACTACATCTGACCAATTAACAACAATACTTCCGCCTGTGGATAGTTTTATATCTGCCATCATGAATCCTGCAGGTGTTAACTTCTTTGATACTGACTTAACTTTAGCTTGAACGAGATCCACAGGATCAAATCTATATTCAGTATTCTCGAAGATCATGTAACCTGCGATATAAGGGTACACAAATCTGTTACCGGCAGCAGATAGCATGGACTGAAGTGATTCTTCTGTGAATTTCAATGGGATAATCATACCTGGCAGAATATTAAACTTATTGATATTTAACCAGTTACGCACGTTGATAGATCCATTGAATGAAGCGGCTAAACTTCTAACATTTCCTGCGTAGAACTCTACATCCATTCTAGATAAGATAGAAGCATTAGTAGCAGCAGGCAGAACACCAAGATCTTTAAGTGCACCCTCGGAATAGAGTACACCCTCTACCCAAGTTGTACCACCTACAAGCGATATGGTGTTAGGAGCAAACTGTGAAAGATGCTTGAGTTCATCTTTGTTTGCAATGTAAGAATCTTCTTGGTAACCAAATGATATGCTCTCCAGCAATCCGTTTTGGTTGTACCGAAGTGTTGCGAGCAGACCGTCAGGTACAACTTCAACAAATGCACCGGGTCTACAAACAGTTTTTGTAGTAAGCATGGTTTATCCTCCATTAGATTATATTTGATCGGCTATATGCCGACACGAACAAATGTGCGATTAGGCAACTCCACACCGCAGTAATCATCACCGAGAACAAGTCTGCAGAGTGGAACACAGTCGCCATGATAAAATGAAAATTCTCTAAGCACAACAGAACTCCCATCT